AGGGCAAACAGTTTACAAATCAAGATGTTCGTGTTAGAATGGTATACTACGATGATCTCAGTGAGCTACAACTAGAGGCTGACATCAGAGGGTTTGCTGATAGCCAACACATCATGGCATTTGCTGAAGCCGACAGAAAATATTGTGAGATACATACCATGGATCCTGAGGTAGAATACAAGCCAGAACGATACGGACATGAACTTATGCACTGTATTCATGGCAACTGGCATTTCGATCAGTTTGTGGTAACACTACCTGGCGAGGGTATGCCTGTTAATGAAGATTGATTTTGACGTAGACATAGATTGTGCTAACCGTGACCGTGTGTTAAAACACATGAGTCATATTCCAGCGAGTATAGCCAAGGACGGCAAACTCACAAAGCATAACTCTGGTGTATACTTTCAGAACATACCCACTGAGCCCTTGGCTGGCTATGCTAGCATAGATCACAAGGTAGCAGAGACACAGGGCTACTTTAAGATAGACTTTCTCAACAACTATATCTATAAAGACGTCAAAGACATTGCTCATCTAGATGAACTAGTAGAGCGTGAGCCTATGTGGGAATTGTTGGAGCATTCTGAGATAGTTGAGCAACTGTACCACATCAATCGTCACTATGACATTGTGAAGGACTACAAGCCCACAAGCGTTACAGAGTTGGCTATGATACTTGCTATAATCAGACCAGCGAAGCGACATCTGATTGGTCAGACATTTGATGTTATATCAGACAGTATATGGGACCAACCCATGACTGGAGAGTATCACTTTAAAAAAGCACACGCCGTGGCATTTGCGTTAGCAATATGCGTACAACTAAATTTGTTGGTAGAGAAATTATATGAATAGATTATTTACATTTGGTTGTAGTTTTACAAAGTACAACTGGGCCATGTGGCCCGAAATAATGAAATTAGAATATAAACCTGACGTATTTAAGAATTATGGTGTTTGTGGTGCAGGTAATCAATACATAGCTCATCAGGTTGCTGTAGCAAATCAGGAACATAAATTTACTAAAGACGATCTTATTATGATATGTTGGACACATATTTTTAGAAAAGATTGGTTTAGACCCACGGGATATTATGATCCAAATGACATTGGACAATTAGGTTCACCGGGCAGTATAGATGGCTGGGAATGTAACGGTAATATATATAATTCTTCCAGTGGATTAAGTCTCCATATGTCTGACGTAATAAAAATACCTGCAGATTTCTTAGCAAGAGATCTTCTTTACATTACTAATACCATAGAGTTGTTGGAAGCAAAAGGCATTCCAAATCATCAGATGCAACTTTTACCATTGTTTTCAAAATTTGGAGACGGAGAGGACGAGGCATTCCTGGCAGATGATGTAAACCACAAAGACATTTCAACTCTCTCTAATTACTTAAAACCTTTATTAAAAACGTCTTTCGAAGAAATAGTTAATACACATACAACCTGGAAAGAATATTTCCTACATGATGAGAATGCAGGGGAATACCATCCCATGCCTGTCGATCATGCAATCTATTTAGAAAAAGTTTTAGATATAAAATTTAGTCAAAACACTATGGATGCTGCTAAACGATGCCAAGATGCGGTGTTTGCTTTCTTTAAAACTAAAAGACCAATGGTAATAGACAAACATCCAGACTACAACGTACTATTTCAAGATCAAAATACTATGAAGCCCTTAGATTTCGCATTGTACCTGGATAAATTTAGTTAACTTTCTTTACTAATTGAACTGTTCGTCTTTTAATTCTTTTGCGTATGAGATTTTGTAGGCTTATCATAGGTCCAAATTTTATCTCAGTGTCCTTAGTTACTAGGGTTTTAAGGAAGGGTCTAAAAGGAGTCATCTCGATGTGAAGAAAAACATCAATGGGTATCTGTCGGTTGCTCTCCCACCACCATAAATCACCTAATTCTAGCAGATACTTTTGCGCTTCAGTATTAGGTAACATTTCTAAATCATAAAATGTTATGAGATGATTATCTGAGTTAACCACAATTCCCACATACTCATGGTCACCGTATTGTAGGCAAGTTAGGAATTCAAATTCTGTGTAGGGAGTTTCAGTCATTCAATGTTATTTATGAACATTGCATAAGGATAAATACAATAAATGAGTATGCAAAGTAACAGACTATACCAGTATCGCACAGAGATCGATCTAGTTTACACGGCATATGGCGTAGAGGTTGATAACAGAAATATGAATCCTAAACATGTTGTAGCCCACAGAGGTTTAACGAATACCATTTACTTCAACATCAGAGATAGGGATCGTAAACTTCAGACCATAACCACAGATCAGATCCGTTGTTATATTGTGGACGCCACTACCAGACGCAGGGTAGTCAGCAAACTACTGACTCCAGATCAGCTAGAAAAGGGCATTGCCAAACTAGTGCTTCTGGAAGGCGATATCATTAACTTAGTGGCTGGCTTATATCACTGTTACTTTACTATTACTCGTGACGACAGCCACGAAGAGCCACTCTACAGCAATCAGAGCAACGGCTTAGGCTTTACCTTAGAGATTACTGATCAGGCATACAGTTACCCCACGCCTACCCAGGAAGCCAATGCTAACATATTAATATCAGAGAACAACGTGGACTATTATAGTACTAGTAGTATGTTTGGCAATCTAGACCGCAACTTTACTAACTGCCAGCACACCATGAGCTTTAACCTCAAAGATGGCTATTCTGGCACACTAATTATTCAGGCTAGCAATACACCATATGCTCCAGCACCATCACCTGTGAGTCAGGACTGGTATGAAGTCAAGAAGATGGAAGTACTCGCGGAGGAAGCATACAACTTTGCTACCACATTTAATACTGCCTGTAACTGGGTCAGAGTACTCAACATACCTGCCGATGGCGAAGCCAACACTGCTAGCCAAGTCGGCCTTATACAACTCAGAAATTGACAAGCACAAAACTCTGTGCTATAATATAGCATGTCTTTAGATTCTATTGTTGAACGCACACATCGTCTGATATTGGATAACTTGCCGGCCAGGCATAGTAAAACTCCATCAGGCTGGGTGACCTTTAACTGTCCTATCTGTAACGAAAAACGCAAGCGTGGTGGGGTAATAGTCACTGGCGCCAAGCTAGCATTCCACTGCTTTAACTGTGGTGCTAAAGCGGCCTGGACACCATACCCAGGCATAAGCAAGGGCTACAGAGAACTTGCTGAGAAGCTCGGATGTAGCGTGTCAGAGCTTAATTCAGTACAGTTGGACCTGCTCAGACACTCAGAAGATTTGGATCAGGCCGACCTACACACAGAGTACAACATAAACTTTCACAAGTTTGACACAGTAGAATTACCGGGTGAGGCCACTAACATCGAAGACTTGCCTGACGGTCATGAAATCAAGGAGTATGCTCGTGACCGTGGCATGTTAGGATTGTATCCCTTATTCCATATTGACAGCACTCTGTATCGCAAAAGGGTAACCATGCCATTTTTGTTTAACAACGACATAGTGGGCTGGTCAGGCAGACACATAAACCCGCCTAACTCAAGCACACCCAAGTATCTACAAAGCCTACAACCAGGCTATGTGTTTAACATAGACAGATTTACTGGTGGCGACAGACAGATTGTTGTGGTGTGTGAAGGTCTGATAGATGCTATACTATTAGATGGTGTGAGTGTCATGGGTAACAGCGTGACACCAGAGCAAGCGCACTTAATAGACAAGTTGGGTATCAGAGTAGTGCTGTGTCCTGACAGAGACAGACCTGGCAAGCAACTCATAGAGCAGGCAGTAGAGTTAGGCTGGGATGTGAGCTTCCCGCCCTGGAGCCATGACTGTAAGGACGCTGGAGACGCAGTGACTAAGTATGGTAGATTGCTAACACTGAGTAGTATCATGGAACATGCCACAAGCAACAAAATAAAAATACAAGTAAAGACAAAGATGATATAATGGAGAAAAGAAATTGGCTGACATAACAGACTATACGCCAGAGATTCAGGAGATGTTCCTGAAGTTTTTGGTATCAGACCCAGACTTATTTGCCAGATGCCAGAACATCGTGGATGCCAGGCACTTTGACAGACAGTTTAGAGCCGCAGTGGATCTCATGATGAGCCACACCAATGACCACAACACCATGCCCACACTGGAACAGATCAATAGTGTGGGTGCCTTAAAGTTAGACATCATACCCAACGTAACACCAGATCATCAGAACTGGTTCCTGGATGAGTTTGAGACATTTTGTAGACACAAGGGCTTAGAGCGAGCAATCATTTCAAGTACTGATGATCTAGAGAAGCAGAACTATGGTGCTGTGGAAGCAAAGATCAAGGAAGCAGTACAGATAGGACTCATTAAAGACCTGGGCTTGGAGTATTTTGAAGATCCCAAGGCGAGACTGGAGTGGATCAAAGCACAGGCTGGCGCTACTAGCACAGGCTGGGCAGGTATTGATCAGAAATTATATGGTGGCTTAAACAGAGCAGAGATAACAATCTTTGCGGCACCCTCGGGCGGTGGTAAGAGTTTGTTCCTACAGAACTTGGGCGTAAACTGGGCATTGGCTGGACTCAATGTGGTATACATTAGTTTGGAATTATCAGAACAACTTATTAGTATGCGATTGGATAGCATGATGACTGGCTATGGTGCCAGAGAGATCATGCGCAACATGGATGATGTGGCACTAAAAGTCAGAATGAAATCCAAGGGTGCTGGCAAGTTCAGAGTAAAGCAGATGCCCAGTGGTATCAATGCCAATGACATCAGAGTATTCCTCAGGGAGTATGAGATACAGGCAGGCATAAAGGTGGATGCGTTACTAGTGGATTACCTGGACTTGATGATGCCCATTAACGCAAAGATTAGTCCTGAAAACTTGTTTGTGAAAGACAAGTATGTGTCAGAAGAACTCAGAAACCTAGCAGTTGAACGTGACATATTCCATGTCACAGCATCACAGTTAGGCAGAAGCGCAGTGGAAGAAATAGAATATGATCACAGTCACATTGCTGGTGGCATATCTAAGATCAACACAGCAGACAATGTCATAGGTATCTTTACATCAAACGCGATGCGTGAGCGTGGCAGATATCAGGTACAGTTCATGAAGACCAGAAGTAGTAGTGGCGTGGGAAGCAAAGTAGACCTCAAGTTTAATCCAGACACACTCAGGATTGAGGACTTGGAGGAAGGCGATGCTGATGCCATGACACTCACTGCTGGTAGCATCATGGATAAACTAAAGCGGCAGGGTGCTGTCGCAGAGGAAGAAACAGCAGAAGCAACTGATGCTGTGTCAGATACTCTACAACTAAAAGAGTTCTTAAAGAACAGAAAGTGATAAATACCGTAAATTGATTTACTGAGTGATATCATGGCTAAAACTAGAAGTATACTTGAAGAGCTTAACCAGATTAGCAAGGACCGTGACCGCAACCATGTGGTTCAGAATCGTGCCGAGCACGTTATCGAAGGTGCTATCAATCTGCTAGAGCAAATAGACAAGTACTATGACGCTGACGTTGCCAAGGACCTGCAAAATCGTTTGATTAACAGTATCCGTGGCAGAGACAGCACAAAGTTTGACCGTGGCATCCGCAAAGTGATCAAGGAATCGCGGGTCACTATAGATGAAGATCAATGAGCTAGACAACGTCTGCGCACCTGAAAAACAAGACCGCATACGTGAGTTTTGCGGCTGGTGCTGTGAAGAACTTGGCATCGACGTACCTCATCTCAGGATGGCACCCAAAAACGACACCACAGCCCTGGGCTACACTGACATGTCAGACGGTAGTGTTACTATTGTGGTTGGTGACAGACATCAGATGGATATCATGCGTACACTGGCACACGAACTTGTTCATGTCAGACAGATGAAATCCTATGAGCCTGACGGCGCCACTGGTAGTAAAGACGAAAACGAAGCAAACGCCATGGCTGGTGTGCTGATGCGTGAATGGGGACAAAATAACCCCGACCTATATACCGAAGGAGTAAATGTGTCAGAGAACACAGACGAAGCAAGATTTAGCATGAAGAAGCCCAAGAAGTCGGCGCAAGATAGATTCAATGACAGATTAAAAGATAAGCATGGCATTGACCTTGATGCTAACCTAGCAAAATACAAGAAAATGATGGACAAATTAAGTGCCATCGATTCAGGTGCTCCCAAGAAGGCAGATGAAAACTTTGGTGAGCCCAGTCCTGGTGCTAAAAAACGTGCCGCCGACGCCCAACAAAAGAACATTGACAAAGAATATGTGGACACCGTGGACTCCAATAGCAAAGCAGGCATCTATAAAAATACTTCCGAAGGTCAGCAAATTGACGAGTCAAAGACTGCTAAATTGATGGCGCTCCTTACTGCCCTGGGTGCTACCTATGGTTTGGAAGATGAAGCCCGAGCATTTGCTGACCAAATCCAACAAAACATTCACAACGCTCAGACAGCAGAGCCCAACCCAGGCAGACCTGACCCAGTAAGCAAAGGCAACATGATGCCTGGCTCAGACAGAGTAATGCGTCCACCAGTGGATGAGATCGCTCCTGCCATAGCCGCAGTGGGCAGAGGTGTTGTCAAAGGTGCTGGTGCTGTAGCCAAAGGCGTGGGTAGCATGGTTAAAACTGCTGGTACTAGAATGGCAATCGACAAGATGCAGGATCAGATTGCGAACGACGAAGCAAACGAAGCAAGCACAACATCAAAGATTCTCAAGGGCGCACCAGGTGCCCCAGATGGCAGACCCAAGAGCATGAGAGAAGCCGTCAACGTACAATCTATCAAAGACGAGGTCATGGGCGCAGTTAGATCAGGCAACCCCAGAGAAATGAAGCGAGTGAGCGAGACAATCGGCAAGCGTATTGCAGATCTCATGGATTTGCGTGGCACTGCTGGCAAGGAAGTAGATGCGCAGATCAAGGACGCATTGCCCGTACTCAAGAAAGCACAAATGATGCTCAGAGACAAGCAGAAGATGTCAGAAGAAAAAACACGCCTAGATCCTAAGTGCTGGAAGGGCAAGAAGATTGGCAACCCCAAAACTAAAGTCAAGGGTGGAGTCAGAGTCAACAATTGCGTTCCTAAGGAATAAAAATGAAGTTTAGAGAGATCGCACTGCCCAAAGTAGTAGAGATCAGACGAATCCCCCGTACTCAACTCAGTGAGAGCAACCAGGAGGGTGGCAAGAATACTCACCTGGAGCATTTGGAAGATTTAATATTCAACAAGGGCTACAAAGGCGCCAAAGAGAGCATAGACTATCTGTACAGTGTGTATGAGATGCTCAAGGGACATAGCAAAGACAAAACCAAAATGACTCGTAAGTGGGATGGTGCTCCTGCTATCTTTGCTGGCATCAATCCAGAGAACGGTAAGTTCTTTGTGGGCACAAAGAGTGTGTTTAACGCAGAGCCCAAGATCAACTATACACCTGCAGACGTTGACCGTAACCACGGACACGCTCAAGGACTAGCAAGCAAAC